CATATATACAATTTAGAGAAGGGCATCACCTTTAATGGCATGTGCACTAGCGTTTGGGTGTCAGATACTAAACCCTCATTTATAGCTGGCTTTCACTTAGGTGGAGTCACCGGTACAAACAGAGGATGTAGTGGCGTCCTTTATAAGAGTCAAGTTGAAGCTGCGATTTCTGATATGTCTAGAAACATTTGGAGTTCCGTTGATATACCTGCAGAAGGTGTTTACGACACAGATTTTTCAACGCATTTTTCTGATGCTTCTACGCAACACATAGATGATACTATAGCACCTAAACACCCTGTGAACTTTTTACCACCTGAATCTAACATTCATTGTTTTGGCTCTAATGGAGGTACACACAAATATCGAACAAAAGTTCAATATAGGAAGTATGGGTTGGAATTTTTGAATGATAATAACATACCAATTCAACACGGCAAACCTAACATGGACAAACCTCCAAGCTGGTATCATTTTTCAAAAAATTTAACCGAGTTTGCGACAGTTAGTAAAGGTCCACCCACACATGTCCTTAATTGGGCGGTGTTGGATTATATGTTACCTATTAAACGTGAGTTGCGGAGGTTAGGTTTTGGTACTGTTAGACATGTTCGTCCTCTGACTGATAAGGAAAATATTAATGGAGTTCCTGGGGTTCGATTTTTAGATGCACTTAAAATTTCTACGGCTGCTGGTTTTCCGTTGAAAGGTAAAACTTCTGCGTATCTTGAGGGCCCTGATGGTGATAGAGTTTTTATAAACCCTGCCGTATGGCATCATGTTAGAAAATCCGAAGACATATATTCACGAGGCGGCAGATGTTATCATGTTTTTGTTGCCCATCTTAAGGATGAACCTGTAAAACTTGGCAAGGATAAAGTAAGAGTTTTCTTTGGAAATGGCACAGTTTTTAAATTGTTAATTCGCAAATACTGGCTTCCGGTTGTTCGTCTTTTGTCAGAGTTGTCCTTAATATCGGAATGCGCTATAGGAATAAATAGTCATGGAGTAGAGTGGGAGGAATTTATGTCATTTGTTGCTTTTCATGGTGAAGAAAGATGCGTTGCTGGCGACTACAAAGGTTATGATCAGAAGGAGTTTCTCAATGTAATTCAAGCCTCATACCGC